TCTATTCATATCAGCAAAGGTATCTTTGTAAGCATCACGAGCTTTGCCCAGAACACCCTGGAGGCGTTTGATGTCAGTCTCGGCACCTTGTGCCAATGGGTATTTTTGTTTTAGATTTAGTCTCTTGTTCAGATCTCCGGCCGCAACCTCAAGAGCCTTGGCTGGACTAACTTTTATGTTTCTGGCTGCCAATTCTCCCAACACTGGGAAAGCGTCCGCCAACTCTTTGAAAGCCATCTTGACCTTCTCACTCTTACTGCCATCTGATAAGTCTTCCAAATACTTACTCAAAATTTCTAGCTCTGTGCCTATACCTGCCTGAACTTCAATATTTTCTATGTCTTTCAAGTAGGTCTTGAAGCTACCGGCAGTTTTTAGAACAGCGTTACCTAACTTATCATATCCTACTACCATGTTAGTGTTAGAAGCGGCGATTTGGTTAGACAAATCTATAGCACGTTCTTGAGTTTGCTGTAGAGTTGTTAGTGGTGCCTCATAAGTTCCAAGTTCTTGTCTTCTAGCTTTGGTAGCTGGAGTTTGTGCTTGCTGTATAGATTTTACCTTATCCTCAAGAGCCTCATACTCTTGTAACATATCTCTAACAGACTTTAGTTGAGACTCGTTCTTACGGCGGGCTCCGGCCAAAGAAGCCTCAAAATCCTGGGCACTGCCTGTCATTTTGCTAAAGTACTCTGCCCCAGCTTTCAATGCTGGAATTAGAGCAGTTATGGTTAATGCTAATGGAGCCACAGATTTTACAAAGCCGGCATTCTGAGTGGTGAAATCCTTTAGAATCTTATGACCACCAGCTCCCATTTGTTCACCAACAGCGTCGATACCCTGGCCTACTATATAGGTAGAAGCTCCTGCTATTTCGGTAGCTAACATTCCAGCTTTGGCTAGAAGTTTTGCTCCGCCCTTTACAAAACCTTGTTCTTTAAGTAGTTGCTTAGCTGCTGCACCACCCAAACCACGTTTTGCTGCTCCTCCTTCGAGAGCACTTCGTAAACCCTTGATACCTTTCTCAGAGCCTCCCGCTGCAAAACTTAAGAAGGCACCAACATCTTGAGCACCCTCACCAACGGACTCTGTTAGTTCACCAGTACCAACAACCATGTTACCTATCATCTCATTGTAAGACTGGCCCCATGATTGGAACTGGAACATCATCTTGCCTATAGATGAATGGAAATCAGACATTTTTGATCCTTGCTCAGTTAGAGCATCGCCCTCACCCTTCATAGCGTTAGCTATTTTAGTAGCAGTAGGTGTTAGAGTACTTAGACCAAAGATATCCGTTGTAGCATCAGCCTGACCAGTAATTTCGTACTTAGCTATTTTCAATTGCTTAGATAGTTCTGCTCCAAGGTTGCCAAACAGAGAGCTACCTTGGTCGAATCCCTTACCAACCATATCAAATATGTCTATTCCCTTGGCACCTAATGTAAAGAAGGCTGCAAGAGCTGCGGCCGCTGCTTTTATAGGAGCAGGGATAGCTGTAAGAGTTTCAAACATCAATGTGAGAGCCTTGGTGCCGGCGGTGAAAACTGGTAGAGCAATCTTACCAATCTCCATCTTGAATTCCGTAGCAGCAGCCTTGGTTCTTTCAAGCTGCTTGGCGTAGGTCTTCATGATCTCAGCATTACGTCTCTCAGCTGAACCCTTAGAGTTAGTACTGTTTCTAATACCTCTAAGAGTCTCGTCCCACTGGTCCATCAAGACCAACAGTGAGTTATATTGTCTAGTACCACCGACAGATTGAGCTATGTTCATTCTCTGGGCTGTGGACAGATCGCCCCACCTACCAGCCAAGTCGCCTAAGATATCATAGGCTCCTCTGAGCTCACCTTCATCCGTAACGGTAGGAATATTCAGTTTAGCTAATTCTTTAGGACCTTCTTCAGAGTAAAGTCTTCTAAAGATGAAACGGAAAGAAGTACCAACCTCTTTACCAGTCTGTCTGGTTACAGCACCAACAGCAGCAACCATACCATTCAACTGATCAAAAGAAACACCGGCACTCTTAGCAGCGGCAGCTGATTTCTTGATAGCGTTAGCCATGTCGTCAGCTGTAATGGCGTGCTTCGCTTCAACCTCACTCCAAGCATCCAAGAATCTCAAGGACTGCTGTCCTTCCTCACGGAAGACTCTCATAGCAGCAGTCAAAGCCTCCGTAGCTTCCTTAGCGTTTAGTGTAGTAACGTTAGAAGCCAGTGTGGCTGTTTGTGTTCTATCTAGTACGTCCCCTTGTTTCAAACCTTGTTGTGCGAAAACCTTCATTGATTTCAACACATCGGTTACAGGAACACCGTATTGTTTAGCAAGACCAGTCGCACCCTTAGACAGTTTCTGGAAATCAGTTTCTAAAGGACTCATAACCATTCTCAACTGAGCGATACCAACTTCGATATTGGCCAGCTCATCGAGACCAGATTTGAGGTTAGACACACCACCGTAGACCAGACGAGAAGCAGCACCCCACATAACAACACGTCTTACAGCGTTGGCAAAGGAGGCGTTGACTCTCTGCATCTTCTCTATAATGTCTTGCTGTGATTCAGAAAACTGACCAGTCTTTTCACCAGTAGCGAGTAATTCCTCACCATATTTATGGAAATGGTGGGTGGTGTTCTTTATAGTCTCACCGGCCATACCGATAATCTTTTCTGAGTAACTAAAACGCTCTCCAATTTCAGGACCGCCCGTCTCTTCGGACTTGCCGAAATATTGTCTAACAGACTGAATATTACGTGCATGCAGTGCTTTCTGATTGGCTGGAGTTTCAAACTTAGGCACCGGCACGACTCCTGTCATACCGTAACCACCTGTACCCTCACCCAAATTCATATGTGAATACATGCCCTCAATGTTCTTGAGGTATTTTACAATGTTATCTACATTCTTTCTTTGAACAGCATCCATCTCCTTGTTGTCTCTAAGGATCTGCTGCAATGCCGTTCTTAGTCTTGTGGCTCTCTGGGCAAGCTTATCAAAATCCCAGGCTTCCAAAATTTCTGGGCCGAGACGTTTGAACCTTTCACCGTCAGACAGTATACCAGCTAGATCAGTATTCATATCAGAGAGGTCACCAAATATAGCTCTGGCTGCATCAACAGGAGGAGTTTTACCTATCTCTTTATCAATCCCTTGAATAACACTTCTAAAGGATTCTAGTACCTTAGGATCATCCCCCAAAGGCTCCCCAATTCTCTTCATGATCTGCTTCGGACTCTGATACACACCGGCCGACTTAGCCAAATTTTCAGAAACAAATCTCTTGTCGTCTGTGTATATATCAGTACGCTTACCAATACTGCGTCTAACGAATTCTTGGGCTCTACCTACCCTATTACCAAATGTACCATAAGCTTGGTTGGCTTCTCTAATATCACCAGCATCTTCGAGAGCACGCATCTCATCGTATGCATCATCAGCCCTCTTCAATAGCCAATCACCAACAGCCATTCTGTAGAGCTTCCAAGCCTTTATCATATCCATACCGGTAAAGTCTGAGCGTTCCATATCTTTTAGTTTACCAGTAAGCTCTATAAAACCCTGGTAATCTGGTCCCTTATCCTTCACGGAACTGATGGACTCTCCAACTTGTTTCGGCATAGAGTCTGTTGAATCCATGTCCAATCCCTTAGTCTTCTGATATAGTTTGGATTGGTCATGCAACAATTTCAAATTATGTAGATAAGCTTCTGCTGTTTCGCCTTCCATAGGTTCAGGCTGCACAAGATATCTATCTACTTCAGTAGGCTTTAGTTTCTTGAACATACTCTTGCGAGCTAGATTCTCAGCCTGGTCCTTCATTCCACTTACGGCTTCTTCGTACCCCTTACCTCTTTTATGGGCACCAATACCAGCAGCTATAGCTCTGATACCCCCACCGCCTCTTTCACGCTCATACGCCTTCTTAGACAGCTCCATGAGCCTATTTAGTTCGTCTACCGAACCACCTTCGGCCTCAGGGGCGTTAGCTTGGTTCCTAACATTGGTTTTTAGGAACTTACCGCCAGTCTTTTGAACCATACCTCTGGCACTGGCCAACGCTTGCATGTCTTTCTGGAATCTTTCAGGATCAAAATTGAAGGATACAGCAGTGAAGTCTTCAATGTCCTCACCCATACCCTCTCTGTCATAGAATCTAATCTCTGCTTTTGCAGTTTCGGCGAATATTTTTAGATAAGCATTCAGCTGACTAAAATAATCTTCCATCTGACGCTTAGCGTTATCATCCATGTTCTTTATTACGTCTGAAAATTCAGAACTACCTGCTTTCTCTATAGCCTTCTGGATCTTCTCTAACTTACCGCCGCCAATAGTTTTTATATCAGCAACCTTAGCAACCTTTGTTTTATCTGGAGAGGTATACTCTACAACGTCAGCAAAACCACCAATGATTCCACCAACCTCGTCTGTAAACTCGCCATATCTTTCAACATCCGTATCACCACGAGTCTTCAGAATTTCTTCAAACTTACCATGTATCGCAGTACCCCAGTCAGCCAACGCCTGTGAAGACGGTGGTAGCTGTTGTCTAGAGATCATGTCTCTAGCAATACGTTCTACCTGTTCCTTTGCTCTTCCTTCTTCACTGTACTCTCTTGTTCCACCGCCGTAGGCGTCACCACCACCAGCAAATTTACTTGGTGAATAGAAAGCATCGTATCCAATTGACTTACCACCAGCTCTGGGTGGTTTTACCTTTTTAAGTATGTCGGCTATCTCACCAGTTTCAGAAGCGAACTGCTGAAGCTCTTTGTCGAACATAGCCATGGTGTCGACAGGACCTGGTGCCTTATCTACAAATCCGGCTCCCTCAAGGCCCCTAACATTGATGGTAACTCCTGGGTCGGCCCCTACTATCTGTACAGGAACCACTCCACCAGTCCCTAGCATACCTGCACCGCCAGGTGGCTGTGCACCAGATGCCATTTGGCCAGGCTGAGCTATTCTAGCTTTGCCGCCTTCAAACTTCATCTTCTCTCTGGCTTTCTGGAAAGCTTCACCACGAGACTTATCATGGAGGCTAAACTGACCTATCTCTCCCGGTCTTGGCAGAAGGTCTTGAAGCACCCTACCTTCAAATTGTTTTGAAACTAATGAGTCTATGACTCTATCCAGCTGCTTCAATGATTGAGCTTTTTCAACCATCTTATCAACATATTCTTTTACGGCTGTCTCTGTGTCATCTTCAGACATACCAGAACTGGACAACTCTTTTCTCTTTGTTTCAGCAAACTTACCGGCAGTCTCACGTCTGATGCTGAACATCTCAGTATCACTTAGGCCAGGAACACCAGCCACATCAGAGAGACGCTCTACTTCATCTCTCATACCGGTCTTCATGTTTAGAACTGAGTTAGCGAATCCAGACACACCTTGCCTACTTAGAGTACGATCTGCCGTGTCCATACCCTTCGCTGCGTCTGCGTTATAACCTTCTTTTACAATAGCAGTAATGTATTTCTCTACTTCTGCTTGTTGTGTATATAGACTATCTACAGCACCACGGATCATGTCAGCATAAGCACCACCCTGCTTACTTGAAGCGAAGGCTCTTAGTTCATTCTGAATATTGGCTGCAGTAGCTTTAGCTTTCTTATATTTATATTTGTATTGTTTAGCGTCTTTCTCTGAGAGACCTTCTAACTCTTCCTTAGGCACGGGCACATCACCAAACTTATCCATATATTTCTTATGCTCTCCGGCAGGAGATGCAAAGAAAGTTCTCATTCCATACAGAGGCTGCTTGGCTTCTGTTATGTCCTGACGAATATTGATACCACCACGTTCTATCTGTTGCTGTACAGCTTGGTTTGCCCAATCTTTAAGATTACCCTTGATGGCAGGAAGTCCTCCACCTGGATCGGCCTTTTTGGATGGCGACCAAGTCTCGGCCTGAGCTATAAGACCTTCAACGGCTTCCTTTCTTATTAAGGTAGAAAGTTCTTCTAAGAATCCTTTGAAGCCCACCTTATCTACTATGAGCTGAATCAATGCTTCTCTGTCCATACCGGAGACGTCCATCTTTTCGCCCCGAGACTCTACAATCTTCTTGGCTTCGCCCATAACATCAGAGGTACTGAGGGCACCAAGACGCATTCTAACAGAAGACTCGTTGGCTCCAGCAAAATCTTTTAGATCAGAAAAAGTCTTATCATTCTCATCTTGTACTCTTTCCCATAGGTCGGTAGCACCTGTCACACCCTTAGTTAGATAACCTATCATCTCTCCAGCTACGGGCTTTTCACCAGCATGCTTTACGTCCATACCTTTCTGGATACCAAAACGAACCATTTCGTTCATCATGGTATTGAACTCTTCTTCCGGGCGTCCGCCCATAGACTTCAAGCCAGCTGGGAAACGACTCTGAAAATATTCAGTAGACTTACCTGGTCGGCCAGCAATCTCTCCGCCGCCGAAGCCTGTGGCAGTCTCAGCCATTCTGTGGACTCTATATAGCCCCTCTGTTTCAGTACCTGTATGTACCTTGAACAATTGGGCCTCGATAGTGTCACCAAACTTCTGTTCATACAGTTTTTTCTTGATACCAGCTTCAACAGTTTTTAGAAGATCCATGTGCTGGGACTCTATGACAGAAACTATACCGTCTACATACTGTGCTGGGTCTGCTTTGTCGAGCTTAGATATGTCTCCCATAACTGCTGCTATGGTTTCCATAGGTTTGTTCTGCTCTACCAGTACGTCCTTGATAACATTAGAAACATCACCAGCTCCCTTAGTGTCTCCTAAAACTCCTAAGGCCTCTCTCGAACTTAGGTATTCAAGATCCTCGGTTAAGAACGGGCTCTTCAAGAAATCAAAAGCCTTGCCTGCAGGGAATTTCTTTTCAAAAGCAGCTTGGCCCTCACCCAGAACATACTGTCCTGTAGTACCTACCTTAGCAGCATCTGCCAAGAAATCTGTTCTGAATACATCAGCAGTATAAGGATCTTTTTTCGTATCGCCAATGTGAAATCTCTTGAAATGTTTCTCAATGTCCTTTCTAGCAGACGCAGTCTTAGCTGCGTGCACTTCTATCTGGTCACCGTCAAAGTCAAGTTTCTGTGCTTGAGCGGTGTACTTAGGTATTACGTTAGAGATAGCTACGCTCAACTCTCTGATTATAGAGGTGAGGTTGTCGATCTCTTCTTGTGTGCCTCCACCTTTTTGAAGCTCCTCTCTCTTAGCACTGAATGATTTTAGCTTGTCCTGCAAGTCACTCAATATAGGAGCCAGACCCTCTAGACCCTCGGGTACACCAGGAGCTACCAGAACATTACTAGACAACGCTCTTCCTGAAGCATCGGTGTAGTCCTTGTCGTCAAGCAGTCTAGGCTTGAATGGAGCAATAGATGACGTACCAGTAAACGGATAACGAATACTCTCTACATAAGGCACCAGGTCATCTTTTATATATTGATCGACTTCCTTCTGCAACGTAGGATCTTTCTTACCTGCCGCTGTTTGAAGTCGGTCACTGTATTTTAAAAGGTCAAACAGTGTTCCAGATACATCCTCTGGAGCCTGATGTGTCACATCACCCTTCTTAGATACTTGGTATTTCTTTGTGAAGTCTAAAGGAATCTTCTTAGCAAAGGCTGTTGGGATACCAAGCTCAGTTTGTTTCAGAACAGGTATACCAATCTTGTCATAATTATCTATAGCTTCACTATGTGTCTTAGAAATATTCTGGAGTTCGTCTGCAGATACTCCAAGATTCACACCAAACTTTTGCTCAATGTCTCTTAGGTGCAGACCGAATTTACTAAGATCTTGACGCTTGTCAACGACGGCTGTGGTGGCTTTACCCATAACAGCTGGAATCTTTCTACTAAACAGTAACTCATTGACACTACCAGTTTTACCAGTGGCAGACTCAGCCAATGTATTATAATAGTCTATCTTAGCTTTGTTTAGAGAAGCAACTCTCTTATCTATAGCGTCTTGTACAACATCGACTCCCAACTTCTGAGCGAAGATACCGCCAACCCCCTGATCAATAGAACGAGACAATCCAGTAGGAGCTGCCAATTGTTCTGGAGTTCCTTTTCTCTTACCTATTAATAAGTCACCAGCAGTGGATATTGTAGTGGCTAGAGCTTCGCCTCGTGTCTTATCACCACCCGCTACCTTACTCATCTGACCCTTATAGAAATCTTGCACAAACTGATACTCTGTTCGGCCGGCCGTGTTGATCAGGCCTGGGCTCGGAGCGTCTGTGGTAGACAGGGCAGGAAGCATTCTATTTAGAATACCAGATAGCTGTGTCTCTGCATCAGGAGCTTTAGACTTGGCAAGATCCCAAGATTCTTTCACCCACGCACCAACAACGGGTGGAATCTTCTTTCTGATTTCGCCGGCATCTAAGAACTTGTCAGGCTCTGCCATGACATCGTTAAGTTCCTTAGCCATATTTACAAAGTGAGATAAACGACGAGTGACTTGATCCATACCACGTTCACCAGCAAGTAGCGGCTCTGGGTACGTACCTCTAGCGAGTGCTCCAGGAACGTAGAGTTCTTCTTTCTTGATCTCTCCGCCTGGACCATATTGTCCGGTAGGAATAGCCAACTTGAAAGCGTTAGCAAACTTCTCTAAATCTAAGATAGTGTCAGAGAAGCTTCTTGGGTTGAGAGCCTGAACACCAGACTCATCTGTTACATATTTCTTACCATAGACACCTGTAGAAAGGTCAAACTTCCTTACATCGCCGACATCTACAGTTTCTAGACCCTTGGTTATATTCTTATAAACCATACTATCTTGGTCTTGTATGGTCTGTAATGACTTCATGTATTCCCAATGCTTCTTAGCATTTATGTCTAAGCTTCCTTGAAGCTCTTTCATAAAGTTGGACTGCTCACCGAATACGGTAGCATATGCTGAGAAGGCTGGGAGATTTAGACGAGCACCCTTTAGCCCGCGTTCAATTTGACCACGCTGCCACTCAGGGTTCTCTGTTGGTTCTTCTACAACCTGTACAAATTTCTCGCCTACTAGGCCTGTACGTTTTTTACCAAACTCATCTACTATATCTGAGTAATAACTAGAGGCCGCTTCTAGTGCAGCTGCTCTCTTGGCCAACAAGGCTTTGTCATCACCAGAAGCCAGGGCATCTTCAAAAGTTTCTGGTTTCTTGCCAGTGAATTTAGAATAAAGAGCACGCTCGATTTCTTCCTGGGAACCAGAGGCTTTCTTATAACCCAGAGCACCAGAATATTTAGACAAACCGCCTTGCTGCAACAGCTCTTCGTAAGCTGGCTTACCCAATTTCTGAACGGTAGTAACACCACCCTTACCAGTACCAGCAACATTACTAAAGATGGACTCCATAAACTCAGTCTGGAGACCACGCTTGGCTGCACCGTAAGAACTGATGCGTACATCAATAGGCTTGACCTCTCTTAGATCCTTAGCTCCGTATTTGCCACTATAGGTTTCCTTGATTTTAGCTATGCCGCCGGTTCCTAAGCCAGGAGCCGACCCACCTATAACGTCCTCCCAAGCCATAGAAAATTCTTTAAAAAGGTCAGCAGTTTTCTTAGCCTCGTCAGCGGCTACAACAGCACCTTTGCCTTGTCTCTGGAATATATCAATCATGAACTTATTACCAGAGGCAACGAGTTTTTGTTTTAGCTCATCAGAAACATCACTACCAAACATCTCACTGACCAACTTACCCATAGTCTTGGGTACGAAGGCTGCTCCGAGTGTCTGACTTGGATCTAATTTTATTTTGGTTCCAGCATGCTGGGAAAGAATTTCTGATAAATTTCCAGTGTCCCCTGTAGGGGTAACACTAACACCCTTAGAACCATATCTTGTGGTAAGCTTTCTACCAAAATAATTCAAGAAGGTTTCAGCAAGTTTACCTTGTTGAACCTCTACGCTCTCACCACGAACAACAGCTACAGTTTTCTTTACTTCTTGGATCAGAGCCTTGTCAGCACGGCCCTTATAAGACTCAGGCACACCGAGAATCTTCATGTACTCTCGGGCTACCTTAGAGATTTCTTGTTCTTTGAGCTCAGTTACACCAGTACCGGCTATTCTCTCTTCAGTGGTACCACCACGTACTCTACCAGCCTGTCCTGGTTTTACCAGGGTACTGACAGCAGAGGTTAGAGCCTTAGCTAATTTACCAGCAATAACAATCTGATCTTCAAAGTTGGCTGCTGTGTTACGTAGTTCAGCAGTTACATTGTAACCATACCCCTTGTCCCCATACCTACCACTCTCGATAAGTGAACGTTCTTTTGTAGAACGAAGTTTGGGCAGCTCGGCAGCACCTGCTAGGTCTACCATAGCGTTGGTTACGTTGGATATATTTCTACCAGCTTGTTGGAACTGCTGGAATGGGGCTTGAGCAGTTAGGTCTTCGCCATAAAACTTGAGGCCTGTAGAATGAAGACTCTTTAGGTGTTTGGTCGCACCTGTACCACCTGGTCTGTATTCTTCTACATTACCAGCTTGTGATTCTGGAATACCTAAACTAGTAGCACGTCTAAGATTTCCAGGAAGGGCTGCTGCCCCTTGAGTCTGTCTGATTCTCTTTAAAGTCTCATTGATCTCAAGGTTCAGGTCCTTGATAAGTTTTTTCTGCTCATCAGGATTTAGTCTGTCTTCTGCACTATAAAAAGGTGCGGTCCTGGTCTGTAAGTTTACAACATTTTCTTGATGATAGCCACGACGAGGTCTGTTCTTCTCCAACAGCGGCATGATACCTTCAATCTCGCTGATGGCTTTATCAAAATTTCTAATTGATCTCTCGTACTGTGGGTCCTTTCCAAGCGTCTGTAATGGAGAAGCTCCTCTGCCTACACTACCGCTTAGGACCTTACCCATAATATCGTATACGTTGGAAACTTCTATTGAGTTTAGACTCTTAGCAACATCCAGTGCTGAAAGATTAACAGCCTTCATTGCGGCCGCAAAATCATCGAAGCCGCTGTAGGTCTTTGCCATCGCTGCTTCAAAATCTTTCTGGAATTTTGCAGGATCTCCACCAGCCTCTTTCACAGCAAATCTCTTAGAGGTGGCCGCTCCAGCATAAAGCTCTCTGGCATACTGAGCTCCAGCAGACTTATCACCAATACCTTTAACAATGGAGTTGATCATGTTTCTGGCTAGTGCTTCAGCTTCACCACGTTGGTCCGCACCAGGTCGAATACCTACTTCTTTGATAGCACCAGAATAACCGCGTGCCTCAGAAAGGATATTCTTCTTTATATCTTTAGCAACATCTCCCTTAGCTAGATCTGTCAGTTGCCCATAAAGTTTCTCAAACCCTGTCTCAAATTTAGCAAACTTAGGAAGTGCACGTTCTGCACCGTGAATGGTCTGGAAAGAAACATCACCTGTCTTGGTTACCTTAGCGGCAGGTAACGCTACCTGTTTTACCAGTCCCTCACGTTGGAGTTCACGTTTGGCTTCAGCTTCAGCGTATGTCTTTCTGAATACGTTCTCAAGTTTGATGTCTCCGAAAGCTTTACGTAAGGCCATACGCATTTCATCACTGACCTCTGTTCCTGGAGAGTCTGCCTTGATGTCAGAAAGTTTATTTTTTATAAGTTCATCTAACCCATCGACAGCTTTAATTTGCTGGTCGGATACTGTCTTCAACCACTGACCTACCAGATCGGCCTGCTTACCAGCACCGCCAGAAGCAGTGACACGCTCAGAAACTGCCTGAGACTTATAGGCCTTTACTAAATCTGTAACACCAGAATCAAAATCCTTCATGATTCTTTGTAGGCGATCAAGGTTGGCTATTTGCATAGTCCACTGACGATTACCTGGCTGGAGCTTGAACGCATCTCTAGCTGAACCACCTGTTGGTTTTACAACAGCCCATTTCTTTTCGGCCTTTGCAAAATTCTTTTCCAGGTTCGCTACGACTTGATCTTGTAGCTTATATAAGGAAGCAGACAAAGACTTAATATTTTGGTTAGTCAGTCTTCTAATATCCTGGGCACCACTAGACATCTCTTTGATTGTGCCGGCAGGTCTGACGGCTCCGCCCTTTTCAGGACGAATAACTTGCTTGTTGTACATAGGATAGGCGGTAGGATCTACCTTCATACCAAAAGATTTGGCACGATTACCCATCTGCAACGAGTCCATCAGTTTTCTATGGTCAGCTATGGTCTTATTGGCCTTAGCATTAAAGTCCTTAGTATCTAAGGTAACTTTGGCCTTGATCTCAGCCTGGCCCTCAAGAACATTGATACTCTTTCTAAGCTCATTAGCGAGCTTACTGGTATCGAGGTTCATTTTGCCCAGCTCAGTCAAACCTTTTCTCATACCCTCCAAGTCTCTCTTGGAAAGTGCCAGCTCTATCTTAGCGACTATAGGCTCTACTTTAGGTTTGACAGATTTCTTTTCAGCTTCGTCAAGAGCACTGACCACAGCACCTTTTACTTCGTCGTGAATGGTCTTGGTCTCTACCTTAGGTTCTACCTTTACCTCGATCTTCTCTGGAATCATCTTTTTGATTTCAGTGTCGTCGACGATAAGTTTTACTTGTGTTGTTAGTTTAGAAGCATTCTTAGTAAAGTTGTTCAAAGATTTGGTAAGCTCTTCCCATTCCTTAGGCGGCTTTTCCATACCCATTTGTTTTGGAACGTTACCAAGTTTTGTGGTGATGGCGTCAAATTCCTTTAGAACTTTGTCGACACCTTCCAGTTTTATGGAACCAGATCCTACTTCTTTCTTAAGGACTGACTGGAATCTTTTTAGTTCGTCAGCAAGCTTGGACATGTCGCCCATCTTACCTTCTAAACTTCTAACAGCTTTCTCTAATGAGGTACCTTTCAAGGACTCAGACTTCTTGATAGCAGAAGTCATTGCAGTAACAACTTCTCTTGTGAAGGCTTTAGGATCGCCTGCCGCTCTCTGCTGCACACCAGATACTGTCTTCGCAGCGTTCTTTTTGACATCTTCAATAGCAGCTGATAGGTCCTTCATCATGGCGGAGCTTTCTTTTGCCACACCACTCAAAGAATCTTTAGCTCTAACAGCTTCTGAAGACAGTTGTTTGAAATCGGTTACTATTTTCTTGATGCTAGTCAGTACGCTACTAATTTCACCTACATCAATCTTACCACCAGATTGACGCATAGAAGCAACTTGACGCACCAATGTCGTAATGTCTCGGGAAACATTCTTTATAGAACCTACGGCTTGTGTGAGGTCTCTTGTTGCTTTCTCAGAACTTGCTGGAAGGGCGTTTCGCATAGCACCAGCGATTCCACGAGATAACTCATCGGAATTTACCTTTATGCCGGTCTGTTTGGTCAGGCGGCCTGCTATGGTTTGAGCCATTTTTTCAGCAGCTTTGGACATACTGTTGTCTATAGCTCTGGATATATCGTTGGTATTTTGCTTGGCACCAGAAGTCCTTGGCAAACTCTTGGTGATAGATTTGGTAACTTCTTGTCCTAATTCTCTACCTACACCTTGTAGGATTCTTTTCAGTTCAGCTTCTTTTAAACCACCAGACGCACCGGTACCTTGCCCTTTGGTAATCTCACGTAGAATACCCTTCAGGGCTTTCTCAACAGCAGTGCCTGTCTTTTTGGAATTTTCTTCTAATGCGGCTTTTAATAAGCGGGCGAGTTTGGTCATCGCCGCAGAGTCATTGACACTAGTCTGTGCCGCTTTCCCTGCTATACCACCAGCTGAACCTTTACGATTAGAGTTATCGTTAATATTAAGATTAACGTCATGCTTTGCCAAGAGTGCACCTCCGAAGCCTAATAAAATGTACGGAATTATCCGCACTTATCCTTACTAAAGTTACTTAATTAGTAGTAGCCTGACCTAACCGCGACTCGTCCTTTTTTTAAGATCTGTTCGATCTTTTATCTTCTGTGCTTCTCTTGGTGCGTCATACTCTATATCTTCGTACAGCTCGTGGGATCGCGTAACGATCACCTCTTCTGCATCAAATGCGGATAGTTTACCAGAACGACTTTGACTATGTCTTCTTTCAGCTTCCTGTTTACTCCTTTCCTGGTAGAACGCTTTCATGTAAGCGTCCAATGCATCGTCGTCATCTATAACCATATCAGTAGGCCGATCTTCTGGCATCATCTCATAGATGTTCTGATAATAGTTAGACCAATAAACTAAATTAAGTTGGTCGGTAGTATATTCAGACGCCGGGACCCCAAACAAGGGGTCCGACGTCTTTATACTATTTATATATCTGATTCGCCACAAACTACTTCGAGCGAGTTCTCTTATTGTTGTTGTGGATAACCCTGAATAAAATTTTAGAAAGGCTAATAGAATAGTATCCTTTAGTTCTAAATTAGTTTCCTTCAGGGCCTCTTCATATGATGGCCAGAATAATGTCTCGCCACCTTCTTTGTACGTACATCCACAGCATACGTAAAATGTTCTGTCTTCCTCGGCTTTTGTCTCTGCAGACATCATCATCTTGGAAGTATTTTTTATCTCGATTTCACGTATCTCGTGCTTCAGTCTTCTTATAATCTTTTTTATACGTTCTTGATTAGCTTTTACCCTTGTGGTCTTTGACAAAAGTATCTCTTGTGCCTCAAGCTGACTTTCTAACTTATTTAAATGCATCTTGTCAGCTTCTGTTATAAGGTTGCGTTTTTCTATAAGAGCTCTAAGCTCCACGGCAGGCATCATGCCCTGCTTAACAGCACTTTTAAAAGACCTTTGGTATTGTATGTAAGCTTTTTGTCTTACTTCATGAGACGGAAACTTAAACACCAAAAGGGAATCATTCACAAAAGCGTAATCAACTCCGCTAAAAATCTTAGTAAGAGTTTGCTCTGTTTCGTCGTGGGTCAGGCTCATATCTACTCTTTCTTTTTACGCGGAGCTCTTTTTTTAGGAGCTGCTCTTTTCTTTGCAACCGGCTTTTTAGCTTCCTGGGCTTCCTCTTCCAGAACAGCCTCAGATGCCTTGATAGCGGCCTGGGCTTTATCAATAATATCAGCCTCGACCTCCTTCATAGCTTGAGCTTCTGGTGTTTGGTCCAAGAAGTCAGATTCTAAGCCCTGTAAATAGAGCATAACTTCGAAACGAGATCGAAGAGCGAGTGCCTGACTTTTCTCCTTAAGGTAATTATCATAACCATCCCACACATTATCGCCATCTTCTTTGACGACCATTGCGGAGGTGAGATATTCTAGACGGGCGTCGTCTGAAATCTGCTCTGCTGTGTTGTTCATGGGTCCGTTGAGTCTCTGGTTCCACTGGAACAATTCCTCTCTGGCCCTGGCTACTCCAATAGATAGTTCGCGTTTAGCGTCCAGATCCTCAGTAGCTTCCAAAGCAGCAATAGCATCAGCCAACTTTTCTGCCAATTCATTGGCACGTTGTTCAAATTCCGATCCGATAATGCCTCTCCTCAACAGAATGTCCATCATCTCGGCACTAGTTGTAATGCCTTCGACCAGACACTGGGTATAGGTTTTACTATACTGCCAGTCTGCACCTCTTATATCTTCCGCAGTAGGCGTTTCGATATAATACTTGGTTTCTTCATCCGGCCCCAAAAATGTTCTTCTGGTTTCCTTTTCTTGTTCTGCCATGTTGATATCCTCCGTTTCCTTTTATTTAGACTGTTTAACCTCGATAACTTCCTCAGTCTGAGCAAGATATTCGACGTCGTAGTGCTGTACCTTTTTCTTTATATTACGAATACAATTGTTTCCCACTCTTAGAATTTTAGAGCGGAGAACCTTGTAGGTGTCTTGAGTTGGACATGCAACTTGTGCATAGTCTAGAGCCTGTTCAAACAGCCGAGTAATCTCGGACTCAACATCTCTAAGTAGTTTTTCCTTACTTCTTTCATTAGCTGCCATAATTTCTCCTCTCCCATTAAATTCAAAGCGGCCGGCCGAAACCGGCCGCTTCCTTTTACCTTATATCATTTATGAAATATTACGTGCAACAGCGATTGCTTCAGCTGCATCGGACATGTCGCCCTTGATAACAAACAAATCATTGTTACAACGGAAACCAAATGTTTGAGTAGCGTTAGCACCCACATCTAGAGTCATGCCTTCATCCGTAATTTTCAAATTCTTCACTACGATAGTTTTCAGAGCATACTCTTGGCTACCAGATGTATAAGCAACCTGTAGAGCACCATCCAAGAACTGTTGTTCACCGATAACGCTCTCGGTAAGAGCCTTACGGGCAGAACCGGTTCCACCAGCTTCTTCATCAGTCTGTTCAAAAACCTTTACAACTAGACAAAGATCATCTTTGTTCATAAGGTCATTAAGATCAATGTCATCTAGTGTTTCATAGTCTTGGCCAGCAAACTTAGCCCAGTTCTCAAGATCACCAGCTGTAGAATCTACAGTTACGGTAATCGGAATAGGCAGAGTCAACGGACGGTCATAAGGACCAAGATGGCCAAGCTCAGTTAGAGGCTCACGTGTAAGGTCAGCAGAAATGGTAACACCAGTCAAACGCCAAGCAGCTTCAAAAGAAGGTGTGCTTGGGTCAACAATGTAAATTTCTACCTGGCCCTGACGAAGAGCACCAACATCAGCATTAGCACCGTCAGTTTTTTCAACAAAGTACGTATTAGGCATAGGCCCATACGCATCACCAGCATAAACCACTTCTAACTCATCACCAGCTTCCATAGTCACGCCAGTGGGTATAGTAAGAGTGATCGGACCAGATACTGCATCACCGATTGAAGCCGGAGCTCCTGGATCTGTGAATGAGAAATCCGCAGCCAAATCTAAAGTAGCGTCAGACGCTTCTTTAACGGCATAAGTCATCTTCTCATTATCAGCGGCCTTAAAAACTGTTACGCCTGGAAGGCCATCTTGGGTCTTTCTCAAGAAAGCATAGTTTCCTGTAGAAAGTACTGGGATGGCAACACCAGAAGCAACTACCCACTCAGTCTCTGCTCCAAGCATGGTGGCTGATTCATAACTAACAAAAGCACCGTCATTCAACAGCCACATTTTGTTATCTGTCTCAGCTCCGTAATTCTCTGTTGCGTTAGCACCGGTTGTATAACTGAACTCTAGGCTATTAATATAAACCTCATCCAAGAAAAGGGTTTGGTCAATATTATTGGCCAGAGTACCCAGGTCGCATTCAGCCTGTACTGGGGCCCACATGGTAATACCGGTTAGGTTACCACATGTCACAGCAAAGTCGGCAAGTGAAACACCGTGTAGATAATCTGCACCAGAAACAAGGTTTCCAGTAGAAGAATCTGCAGTGGCGTCCATTGCTCTCTTTACAGCAGGAACCTGAGCTAGAATTGCTAGAGTGGCAACATCGCCGAAATCATTGGTGTTTAGAGTAACCGCAACAGCGGGTACGTCATCAACAACATCAATAATGTCGAGATGGCCGAGTTCGAAAATGTCTTCAGATGTGAACGTAGTGGTTGTTCCAAGAGACTGAACTCTATAAAGAACTTCACCTTCGGCCCACACACTCTGAGACGCATAAATGATTCTATTTCTAGCCATAGTAATGTATTCCTCCTATCATTTCCTATTGGGGTCTTCAAAAATTACTCTACTATCATCAGGTCGATTCTAGTTAAAAAATCCTATCACACATAAACTGAGGCTAGTTTACAATGCAATCCTTTTCCCAAAACTTAATTATAAGTTCTGCCTGTTGTTCTGTCGTCATACGAAAACATGTCAAAACTAACTTTTGACCTATACGCGTTTAAGTCGCTTAGCATGACTTCGTCACGGCCGCGTGACATGACAAGGGGCAAATTGACATGTCTAGCCACAACGGAATCAAAGTTCAGCTGACTGACATACGAAATCTTCTCTCTATCAAATAAGTAGGTTAGTTTATTATCTGGCGTCGCTGCGGCACGTCGTCCGTAAAATGTTCCATCATAATCAAGGACTGTACCAGTAGGGAAGTTATATAAAGGACAACTTCTGTTGAAAAGACCGTCATATAACGTTTCTACTATATCGTTACGCTCTGCTGGGCTGGACGCAAATACATGTATGTCGACTTTACGTACAGCTCGTTTCCCTCCACCTAATTGATAACCCATCTTATCGGTACCATGCATATCAATAACGATTACAGGTGGGTCGGCAGCTTCAATGGCTGCCCATTCATCTACAACTGAAACATAATTCCAGTGATACGACACGAATGACGCGTCACTGAGCTTTCTTGTGGAAACAATTCTTCCGTCAATATAATCAACAAGATACTCTGATGCTGACGTCTGTGCCAAACCACTCGTAGTGGTTTCAAACACACCTATTTGCAAAGACTGTTCTGGCGTACCAAACGCTGGATCTCCATCACCGTTTGTACCAGAAACAGATGGGTATGGCTCGCATGGGAGACCGCCACTCGGTGGATCGAAATACCTCCAACCCCTTCCACGCTCCGTGGGGGAAGGTTCCAGATCAGATATGTATTCGTAAACAAAACTATCCATACCACACATCTCAGGCATTAGTTTGAGACCAGCTAACTCCTCAAACTCTACAAAATTACGAAGTACTATATCTTTTATATGATAATATAAACTCAGGTCTTCTTTACGAAGGCTGGTCATATCGGCTTTGGTATTATCGTAAGGATCTATTACATAACCCATTATAATCTAGCTCCTTTATAGTTCATAGAGAAAATCTTCTGAGCTTCTTCTAGAGCTTCCTCAATCCACCTACCCATATTCTCCTCTATATATTTATCCCCTTCATCAAGTATATTGAAGGGTGCTGTGTTGGAGAATGGGTAACGAACAAACTTTTTATTTAATTCTCGTTCTGCTGATTTAATTTTGGCATTATATCTGACTATATATATTTTTTCTTTGGGCGGGACGTATTCATCCACTGGATCTTGATTTACCGGCCGCTTACCAAATACACTTATATAGTCTTCTTCATTTATTTCAACATAAACTCCTGCCATCCCATGCATAATGGCTTGTATAACTTTCAATCTTCCAGAGAAATCAAAGGTTTCCATATCGGGGCATATTAAAGAGATGGTATCCCCACTGACGTCGACGTAATCAAATTCTGCCAAACGTTCTATAAACTCATCTCGGTAGAGATTGGGATTAGTCTTACTGTTCCTGTCCGTTACTACATCCACAAGCTCTTGATCGTACTCATCTATTATGGCCTGCTGTACCTGCTCTGATGCTTTAGCAAATTTGACCGTCAAGGATGCCTTTATCAATTTGCTCATGCCCTTAGTGAGTTTATTTATTGCTTGAACCTTCTGCATTAATTATATTCCTTTATAATTTCTCCACTGTCTAGTTTAGGTTTATCTGTTGTAAATGCGTCTATAATCAATACTGCCTGGCTACCTAAGCCTCTTAGTATCGGGGGTTTAGACAATTTACATTCCACACCATCTATAACAAGTGTGTCACAGTTTTTGAATGTATCGTAATATTTAGGATGCGTTTTGAGCTGCACCGCTGTTGATCCTTCAGTACCAGCTGGTGTATATACGTTATTGTTGTCGTAACGGCCAGGACTCCAGATAACCAAACAATCTGCCCAGGTACGGCGTTTGATTTCTAGATAGCCTTCGCCCCTACAGATCGGGCATCGTCCCACTCTAAACCATTTGTATCTTACTTGTCCAGGATGTTGGGCGGCATAATCACGCTGTAGCTGTTCGGATTCTTCCACTGTATGTTTACATTTACCAGTAGACTTTCCGGTCATCTTATCGTAATAGCAATTAGGGCACTCCTGCTTAATAGGCTGCTTGTATATAAGCACCTTTCTACTGAGGCCCTTAACTACGTCCCGTATAGATTTCCTAAACCTGTCTCTGGTCTTGGGACTTATTCTACCACGAACCATATTTAGCTCCTATTAGTCTATTAGTACACCAGTAATACCGGTTAGTTGCAAAGCTTTCACTAAATCGTCACGTCTCTTGGTCAAATCATCGAGAAGATCCTTACGAACCTTCAAGCCAGGTTCAGGGTTGTAATGTGAACCCTCGTCCTTGATTGCTGCCCCGTCCTCTGTTGCGTCTTCCCATAGCTCTTTTCTGAGAAGGTCTATGGCCGTCTGGACCATGTAGACCTCGGAATTAGCCGTGGCGGTAGTGAGTGGCGATGGCGGAGGACATGTATCATAAGCCTCCATAATCTGTCTATCACTGTGTCTGAAAGTGTAGTACCAAATATCAACACCATGAACAACTTCTTTCACAACATCCTCACCACAAGTTCCTGAATATGTGGCACAAGAAAAACATATATCATCAATATACTCTTGGAAACGTAAGTATCTGTATCCATTTACTGATGGGTTGTCAGTGTCAGTATATTGTTTTCCGCCCATATTTATGTAGGCAGGCCACCCAGTCTCGTCCATTTCATAAGTCTTTCCATCTGTATGTATAGATGATAGTGCTTCCTCACCGTATTCTCTTCTTAGTCCTAGTGGGTCTCCAATGTAAAGCCTAATTCTGTTTATAATTAATTGATCAGAGGAACCATAGCTTATCTCGGGTGGAAACTGGGGGTTGTAATATAGATCACCTGGATCGCCCTGAATAGGATCAGACCAACCACTGGTGGAGCCGTCTACAGTACTGAAATATCTAGATATATACCAGTCTGCAGCATATCCCTCTGGATCTGTATAGTAATATTGTGAGTACTGTGGGTCCAGGGCCACGTCGCTAACATTTTCTCTGTTGCTTATGGTGTCAATACCTGATATGGTAACATACTCTGACATAGCTACCAAGTCGGATACTGGAGCGTCTGGGACGCCACTTTGTCCCCGAATCCATCTCCTCAATTGGACAGTGTCAAAAACTGTTGTAACACTACCAATGTCGTCTATTGTTATAGTTAAACTTATCATCCCCGAGTCTCCTTATAAATTCGTTGGGCCAGGAAAGGGTCTCCTGGGTCCGTGAATAATTCTTGCCGATGGTTGTATCCTCATTCTCCCCCTTAGGCTAGGCTTTACTTCTTTTGCTTTCATTTTCTTAGTACTATCTATTTCTTTCCCGTATATGTCCGGTGGGCAGATAGGTATAACATCTGAATCAGGTGCCTCAGGACAGGTCTCAAGTACTTCTAGTATTTCGTAATCATATGTTGGGAGAGCGTTACCGAAAACCGCACCCTCAATCTTGTAAAACCCTGTCGTACTGAAGCAAATCTTTTTGCCCTGCTGGGCCAAATCTGCCGGGCTGGTCCACATCTCTGTCCACGGTCCAGTTTCACCGGTACCTGAGAAAACTGTCCAGCCGTATCCTGTCACTGAGCCGTCTTCTGAAGTACCTATAATGTTCAGCTCATAGTAGCAGTCTACTGGAGTTACAGTAACGTCTGTTGCAAATACTACATCTTTTTCTACACATTCGTCATGTGTTTCCCAACCGTCGCTCCACTCGGCACACAGTTCAACCTGGGCTGAGTCTGTTGTGGGTGTTTTCTGAAACACATAACCAAATGATTTGTTTGTTTCTTGTTCTACTAAGGCACCTTCGGTCCACTTCCAGTTATATTCATAACCGTGTTCGCCTGTGCCTACTCTATCAGTATTAGTAGAGGTGTTGGTAAAACTTGTTACGCCCGACAAAGTTGCCTCAGGCGGATCTTGAGTGAAGTCCACAGTCGGACCAGTAAACATGCCCTGACTAAATGTCTCACTGTAATTTATAATCTGTGTTGTAAACCCGTCAAACCACTCTACTATAATGGATACTAAATGATTTCCTGGGTTTGTAAAGGCTCCTGCTGTTGCTGCCTGACCAAACCAATCAGTACCCTCACCACTGGTATGTGGTATTACATCATCTCTTGCATTTATATCTTTTATAGTGGCGGTGCTACCGTAAGCACCGTTGTCTTCTATAGTCCAGTGTATGTTAGTTATAGCATTATTTACATCTGTTCCAGTATAAGTGAATGATACTGGTTCATTAGGATCTGGTATAGATGGTGACATTGCAATGTTTGGTATAGGAGCGTTATTAGCTATCGCTATATTTTCTGTACCGGTTACCGTACAACCACACGCATCTTCTATAACTATTTCAATATCATAACTGGCGGCCGCTGTATACTGATGGCTACCGTTAGATATGCCTGGGAGATTATTATCTTGATTACCATCACCCCAGTCGTAGCTGGTCCAAACTATACGGTTTACGTTCATGGCGGTAACACTGGTGTCACTAATACGATTCTGATGTCGCATTGTTGTACCAAAATAATCCCAACCATGGGTGTCAGTGCTGCCGTTTGTTACGTTGATGGTCTCGTTTACATCTCCACTTGGTTGGACTCCCCAAAAGAGAGACGGGCAAATATTAGATCTAACTTGTGTGTTAGTTGAGAAAGTACTTGAACCATCTAATATTATTGAAAATGATCCCCACTCTTCTAATTGTGTACAATCGTCCAATCTATCAGCACTTGCTGGTGCCCAAAAGAACACCGTAATAACATCACCAGAGGCGGCATTGCCGTCTTGAGTCAGCCAATCACCATCACCTAGATTGATATTCCAGTACCCGGTGTTCTCAACGACTCTTCTCTGGTTCCATTGGTCAGAAGAAGAACCAGCATTGACCTTATGAAAGAAAGCCTGATAAGCTACGTTCAAAGAACTAAGCCCGCCATCCTCCATATAAGTAAACCCATCAAAGGTTATATTCAAAGCCATTAGCTATCTTCTCCCCAAGTAATAACCACACCACTCGCAGTGGTCATCTTGATCCAGAAACCCGATATCTCTAAATGCGGGCCATCTGCATATACTAATTGAAAGTTGTGAGGACTAGTAGGTGGCGTGGACCCTGATACGTAACTCAAAAATGCTTGTAAATCACCAGGATATGTATTGGCTACCTCTACTCCTCCTCCGTATAAATCATCTATCTGATCCATTACGTAGTTCTCAAACTTAGCTACAGTAGATTCATCATGCACATGCTCGTGAGCAGTGCCATCCCAATATCCATGTTGGATTGGTATAGAGATCAATTGCCAGCCTGGCTCAAGCTGTATAGAGCCGTACCCTCCAATTCCACTTGTAGTAGAATCGCACGGGGCAAGCTGATATCCATTCCAACTGATGAACCTAATATCCATCCTTAATTTTCCTCCAACGAAAAGCAACGATACCCTTTATATTGCTTACGTTTACCTTTAGCAACTTCACACATGTATGTTGTAGATAAATTAGCTTGACGGCAAAAATGAGTTAACCCTTTTATAGTCTTTTCTTCACCGTCAGGATATATAATTAAATACTTTTTAGCCAACGGACTTTTTGGGCCAACTTTTCCCCACGCATGATTTTTACTACCTCTTTGTGCATCACCAATTTTTTTATTCCACTCCTCTGTGTGAGGATTTTTTTGCCCTTTATGTGCTTCAGACATCTTCTTTTTAGATGATTCTCTATGCCTATAACCAAGCATAGTGTCGCCGCCGGGAGTTAGATTATACCCAAATTCTTTAACATTACTCTTGTATTTATCTATGTAATAGATTTCTTTTTCACACATCTCCTCTTTTGTGGCACACTCACATAGCTGTTTCCAAGAAAAACTATCTATGCCGTAGTAAGCCAATGCGTTATGGAAGTAAAAGCCTGTTAAATTACGCATGCTCTCGTGTTTGGCTTTTCTTGCGTCTAACGTGAGTGACGTTTGGCCAATATAAACTTTTCCTGTCTTTATATTTTTTACTATATACACAATCATTAGAACGCGGCCCCCATAAGGAAAGGCACTTCGTCATCGGTAGTTCTATAATGAGCATAGACTATGCCACTAACTGTTGCTGGCCCTGACCAATCCGCAGCAGATTCTGGTTTGATTCGAGTTATAACGTAATCCGTTCTTCCTAAGCCAACATTTCTTACTGCCTGAGAGGCGTTGGGCGAAGCTGAACTTCTTATGACGTCTTCAACTGATGTGTTGTAGTGTCTGTTGTAATTATGAGATACTATTATCTCCTCAGTATTAGGTAAAAAACCAGAACATGTGGCATACACTACATAGGTGCCTGCCTCGTCTATACTAGCCAGGGTTTTGTAGATTCCCGGTTCCACAGTAGACTCGGGTAGTACTCCCTCCAGAGGAGGAGTCAATACTACATCTCCAGGTAACTGGCGGACATCGTAATAAACGTCCCTGCCAGTTGCTGGGGCAGCAGCGACCTCATCTACCAGAGCAACCGTTATCGGAAAAGTCTCGTTTACGTTAACCCTTATCATAGTAATTACTATCCTTTTGTATTTATTCTAAGGCTTCTATTCTTGCTTCTAAGCCAGATATTGTTGCTGCTTGAGCTTCGTTTATCGCTTTTAATTCTTGTATGGCCTTAATCATTGGTGATATAAATTCTTGATATCTTATACCATAAAAATCTGTCTCTTCGTCACGAATGAAGCCAGCGAAATCTTCTGTAGTTTTTCCCATTCCGCTAAGTGTAGTTTCCACTTCCTGGGCTATTAGGCCATAATGTGTTCTGGTATAAGTTTTGGTACCGCTATCTGTCGTAACTGTACCGCTTTCTGTAGTTATTTCATGTTCCCAATCATAATCTTTAAACTTGTAAGATATTGGATTGAGCTCATCTATAAAATCTAAACCAAGATCAGATCCTGATATAGCAGTTTTCTTTCTCTCATCTGACTGTTGTATTGTGCCTGTCGTTGCCCATATGTCATCCCATCTATTACCAGAAATACCACAGTCATAGGCATCATCAAGTGATGGATACAACCCTGTGTTGGTGGGGTTCCAATAAAGTTGACGAGTATTGGTTGACGCTTTGCATTGAAACACACATGAACTACTATCCTCATCATGCTGTAAATATACCTGAGTGGAGTTTGCCCAAGCCCAACCCACGGTGGTTGCCTCGTCAGTTTCATAAAAACCCAATGAAGGGGTGGAGGCATCAACACAACGTGCTCCGAACGTATCAGTTCTAAGTGCCTGTGCACCATCATAATAAAGAGCTACAGAACCCCCGCCCTGTACATGAATACCATTAGCAATAACACCTGTGTCATCAACCCTCAAATATATCTGTCCGTGATTTGATGCAGATCTTTTAGCATCGATATATATTGGCTGGTCTACAGCTTGAAACCACATACCGCCGGCATAAGAAGCGGCTTGATAATTGTATATAGCAAGTTCATCGTCCTCAGCCAATGATATACCAGTGTAATTAGAACCATCACCAATTGTAGTAAGTGCTAGATCTCCGTCATAATGAAGCTTTACAGAGCTTCCTTGATGTATTGTTATAGCATCGTTATCTTCCTGATCATAAAATATAAATCCGCCGGGAGATGTATACACACACTTAAAACCATATGGGGCAGTTTCAAATTTGTTTCCGCCGGCGTAATAAAATTCAGCTGCTCCATCAGGATCAAAAACCGCAAGAGTTGAATTGCCAGTGGCAGTTTTTTCTCCTTGAAGAGTTACAGTACCTCCAGCTTCTGAGTTATCTATTAAAAAATCAGTTCCGGTCTGTGTAATATATGTAGCCAAAGACTGACTACCGCCCATTACCCATATACCTGTCTGAACAATCTTTAGCCCTAGGCTTTCTTTTACGTAGAAATCATGACCTGAATCTGTATCAAGGTTGACTACCAGCTCTTGATTACCTGTATTATCGTCCATGTAAAACTGTATAATTCCATTTGTTTCTGTATTTATTATTTGTAAGTCATCACTTACAAATCCTATGGACGCTGTGTACGTACCGTCTGTAACTTCTATACCAGCATTTGTAGCAGTAGCCCTGGCGTCAGTTACATTATAATATAATGATTCTGGATTGGAGCCACTAATACCTGTGAGGTTAGAACCGTCTCCGTAGTATGCGGTGGCATATACATCACCAGTACCAGATATAGTGTAAGCTCCAGTATCTAAATCACCGCCAAGTTGTGGTGATGTGTCTTCTGACACTTCACTAATACCACCACCCGCATCATCAAAACTCCAATTGCCAGAACTATCTGTCGTTAAAAATTTACCATCTGCTGTAGATGGATCATCTTGTGGTAGATTCCATATGCGTGAAGCAGTAATAGAGTCAGGAGCTTTAATAGTAACATAATTACTACCATTAGCTTTACCTTCATAAAAAGTCATTTTAACAGAAGATGTTGACCCAGATGCAGCAAGAATAAGTATCTGACCTGGTGTAAGGCTGTTTGAACCTAATCCAGGTTCAAGATATATATGACCACCTGCAGTTGTTGACGAGCCACCCTCTATTTTAACTTGACCTCCAACACCAGCAGAAGCATCGCCGCCAATTAAAAAGGCATCACCGCCAGAGGTACCGCCAGCTGCAGCTCGTAGAAACAAATCATGTCCTTGGCCGCTGCCATATGTTCCGTAGGCGTTCAGCCAAGTATGAGAAGAACTATCTCCCAAATGAAGAATAGCAGTTCCATTTGTAATCTCAAAATCGTTTACGTCCAAAGCTCCACCAAGTTGTGGAGATGTGTCTTCTGAGATTTCAGCAAGACCACTGCCGCTAGCCGTAAGATCGATACCATTCCAGGTCAAGTCGCCTGCTACATTGTACAGTTTGTTTGTAGTGACACTAGGTGCAGTAGTAGCGTCGATAACAACAGCACCTGGGCTTGATCCAGTACCAGGTTTAATGTTAATATCACCACCGGCAACAGTACCATCACCGGCTATAAGGGTTATATCACCACCATTGCCACCAGACGCGTCTCCGCCTTGTAGTGCTACTCCTCCACCGATAATCGATCCATCTCCGGCATTAAGATTAAGACTAGATCCTTGGAATGCCGATGCCGCTTGTAGTATTGTAACACTGGTTGTACTATCAAGATGAAGTTTGGATGTACCACTGGTGATATCATAAGTCTGAACATCTAAATCTGCACCAAGTTGTGGTGTGTCATCTTCAACTATATTAGCCAATCCAGCACTAATACCTGTGAGGTTAGAACCATCACCATAATAAGACCCAGCATACACGTCTCCCGTACCAGAAATAGTTCCATCCTGGTAGTCTAGAGTGCCGCTTGTAACGAGATTAACATGTATCCAAGCGTCATGTTCGGCTTCGCTCAGGTTGTCTTCGTCTCGTATTTGTCCTTCTCTTATTAAACTTCTGGCCATTTGTATATCTCCCACTCAAGAATTGTTTCGAATTCTGTGTCGTCTTTCAAAGACTCGTCATCAATATCATCAGGCTCGCACGAGGCCCAGTTAACTCCATTGAACCTCACTCCCAGAACAGCATCATAACACCAAGCCACCAGGCTTGAACACACTTGTTGCTCTGGGTCTTTTATTCGTTTGGTAAAGTAGTTGGTGTTGAACATCTGATCCAACAGCTGTAAAATTATCCTTATAATACTATAGGGGTTACCTAAAAGACCTTCCGCAGAGTTTATCATAAGCTCGGCTTCTCTGGGTTTTAATCCTCTATATCTCAACACCTTATATTTCTTGAATTCTTTTAATCTTTCTTCTATGTTGCTGAGTGTAACTCCTTTACCTATAGCTTCAATACATTCTGTATCATTCTTTACTAAAATTGAATGTTGGTAATGCACTGGGTCACTCTGAAAAAATCTTAAAACTTCCAGGATTGCTTGACTAAACCAACCTTTCTTATTAGTAGTTATTAGTATGTCTCCTGGTTGTAGTTTCATATTATATTGTATCTCCCGATAATATAGCTGTTCTATGTCTATACATCTCAAAAGAGGCAAAACCTTTGGCATTATCTGATCCGGTTATCGGAACTGTAATAACAGCCCTTACCATCCAGTTTGGTGGTAAAGCGTGTATCATAGCTCCTTCAGCATTTAGCTCGTCCCCCATAGGACAATCGCCGTACATAAAGTGTTTACCTACATAGATATAGTACGGTGTGTCTGTGGTGGCATAAGAATACATATCATTTCCTGGTAAACCTAATGCAGATGCGGGGATGGAACCATGTTCATTTGGGTAATAATTACCCGCCGGCACCAAAACCTCCATCTTTGCAGAGGATTTCCATGGCATATCAAAGAAATATAAAGCACCGTCTTTGAAATATACATCATCTAAGAACGATAAATCTATAATCTGGGCTTTATACCCATCTGCTATCTCATGACCGCACGACAAAGTGTAAGGACCAGAAATTGTGGTGTATTCGTCTGGCGAACTGAAATCCCACATTAGATCTGCTCCATCACCTATACCTGATGTTGTGTCTCCTACGCATGAGAAATATGTAGCGGTATCTAGCGGTCTGGTATCCGACCTAACTATAGGTCTACCATCAGCCATAGTAGGGGGCTCCACATAATCAGGGGGCTCAGCGGTATGATCAGCCATAATACTATTTAAGGTAGTCTGTTGCTCTGCAACGATGTCCTCTTTAAACCATATATCACAAACGTCATTATCCGTGTTTATATAATCTAAAGCTATAGTAATACTAGACGACGTTATCTCACTTGTTAATCCACTTAGGTTAACAATGCCATTAAGAGTGTCGCCAGATATTGAAAACGTGTATTTGGTACTCATGTTTTACCCTCCAGAATTTTGTTTTAACGCGAACGCTTTATCTTTGCCAAATGGTTGCACAGCCACTACTCCATCTGTTATTTGCTCTTTTGATAACTTAAATATTATATCCAAAAAACCACCTAATACTAAATTATTGAGATCGAAACTTCCTTCTTCAAGTTCTTTCATGGTAAAAATAAACTTGTCTAAGACTGGATTATTAAATGTAGAAACCATTATTTTTAAGTTATCTGGTCTGTGTTCGACAGGAAAATTTTCAATTTTCTTTGACATCTGAAGCCACAAACATTCATAAACTTTACATGGTGTTGGCCTTGTCTCATATATTGAACACTGCCCGTCACAAAGTTTTTCACAGATTTCTCCAACCTCTTTATCCTCATCTCTCCAATACATATCATCTTTATTTATTTTAGGTGCTACGCAACAAACGTTACACTCTCCACACAAGTTCTCCATTATGACACTCTCCAAAGTTCCAACCTGGCCCTTCTTATCTCAACTCCGGTTCCATCAGCACACCAATAATCTATGTCTATATCTACATCTCCACTTAAGGTTGTATTATATATTCCAGATTGTGCGATCCAAACAATATCTGTCTTCCAAGCCTTCCCAGCAGGCTCCCCTTGTTCTGCTATTGTGGTTGTATCATCTATCTGAACCCTGGCATTGAACTCAGAGTTCTTATTATGATCTACATTAAACTCATAGCTCCAATTAATATGATAACTACCAGAGGGCAGCGATGTTTTAGATAAAGTCACCTTCTCCTGAGGAGTATCGGCCGATGTTGAACTCTCTGCATCTGAAGAACTATATCCATATTCTGTTCCAAAAACGGACACGGGTATATTATCTATTTGGGTCTGTAATGTGCCACTTGTGGTATCTATCTTATCATCTAATGCAGAATGGAATACATCTTCCTCAGTCTCAGTGTAGTATCTGTCGTCATGAGTATGACTTGTTGGTGCAAAACCAGTATGACCTGCCGAAGCATAGTCAAGCTCATTCAAGTCTGAATGATTGGTGGTTAAGCTTCCAGTAGCAGTAGTAATAGCTGAGTCTACGTATTCTTTAGTTCCAAGATGATAGTCTTCGGTGGGCTCTACACCACTTATAGTTGTGTTAATAAAGACCTCATCGCCATCGTAAGACATAAACTTACTCTTGGCAGAATCAAATATTAACTTTTGGTTGTCTCTTAGTTCTACATTATTTTGTTTAAATTTTGCCATTGCTTGCTCCCGTAATATTTATTACCGCGATCTCTGATCGCTGGAGTTTTACCATGATACACCCTCTATTTTTCCTACTGATGGAAATGGCACCCCCATCCAAAACGCCCCATATTTAATACCAATAAATTTATTATTGTTTTGAGGAAGTTGAGAATTAGGAACATACTCGCCATTAACATAGGTGTGTTCTTCCCCTACACTTTCCATCTCATCTCCAGGTGGTGGTAAATGAAAAAATTGGTTGTTGTATTCGGTTTGTATCCAAGGGCGATCTATAGCTCTACTTTGTACCCTAATTTCATCGATATGACCGTCTAAGTGTGATCCACCGTCAGCATCTTCGTCGGCCAAATAAAATGGACTCGTAAATGTTGAGAGTGTACCTGGATTATTTACGGTAGCATCCAGCTCCCCATCTACATAAAACTTAAAATCCGTACCATCAAAAGTTACCACAAAATATGTCCAAATATTTAGAGGTATAGGTATGTCACACACGTCAAAATAATCTACATACCCACCACTGTGGCCAAAATCCGCTGCCAATACCATAGAAGTGGCTGAGTCACCATACAAAAACATGGCATAGCCTTCATCAAAATCGGTACCTTTTATCATTACGTTATACCAACCGCCGGCACCGGGCCATGTGTCTATTTTAGCCCACGCTGACATAGTTATAGCGTCGGTTACCTCCAAACTTGCTGTGGAATCGGCTACCGCATAATCATCCACACCGTCAAATTCTTGGCCGTGATGTACCACTCCTTCTTTACCAGTAGCAGATACCCAATCATGTAAATGATTACCGTTTTGAGTAGAGTCTAACCACACGTGTTCAGTACCTGAGGCTGTACCATCAGGATATTCTTCAAGATGTAACACCGCCTTATAAGTAGAGTTCCACACTCCAACAGAGTTTTCTGCAGAAGACGTTATTTCACTATTACTGTAATACACATAGAAAGACATATCATAATCCGTACTTAGTTTAGGTATACGAACCCAAGCCGTGAATCTATGTTCCTCTGGTAGATAAGCGTTAATCTGATGGTCTAATTGCTCTCCAGAGGTAGTAGTGAAAATTATGTCATACCCATAAGGGCTATGTATGGTACCACCCGACACAGTAGGGCACAGGTAGCTGCCTGACATGGTAACTAGCAGAGGAAAATCTACAAGGTCCGAAGTACCGGCTACCATTGTATGATCTGTAGTTATTGTTCTACGGTGATTGTAGGGCACCATTATCTCCTTATACTAATTCTACCATAGGTAGTTGTGGGTTAAAATACATTACGTCAGGATGAGTAGCGTATCCCACCGTCTGCACTTGTTGTCCAGTTCCAGACACTAAGGTCTGGGTTAAAACACCGGATGTGGTAGAAACATATATCATTCCGTCCACGCCGCCTAAATTCCAATCCCAGGAATCATTTCTAACAACACCCATCAATAAACAATTCTTTTGACCAGTACCTGCTTCTAATGCTATTGCTATACACGGCACAGTGGCTGTGCTGGAAGCATTTGCTGTTTCTAAATTACCGTCTGCCGCAACATAGAGCGGGGCCCCAAAACCCTGGCCATTCACATCTACTGTCATAGGTACTATAAGACCATTGGCAGACAGATCAGATGTTGGTTCTGGATTCATTACTACGCTATAGTTATTTAGCTGAAGGTCACCCGCAAGCTGTGGGTCTGTGTCTTCTGATAAACTACCTATGCCCGATCCAGTGGGACCTTGTATACCCTGAATACCTTGTATACCCTGAATACCTTGTATACCCTGTGGGCCTGGAACAGGGACGCCTACCGTACCAACGTCACCGTAAACCAGAGCAGCAAAATTGAACTTATAATTACCTGAATCAGTTATATCTGATAGTTCTATACTAAACCCGGTCGCTGTAGTATTGGATATATTAAACCCATATTTAGCTGGATCTGCGTCTGTCTGGTTCTCTATAGAACCAACCAAATAATAATCTGCTGTTCCTAGGTCCAATCCAAAGGATACCGTAAATGCGGCTACACCGTTGGATATATTATATTGCCCAGAAATACCTGAGGTTACTGTGGTACCGTCCACACCATCCTCGCCATCTTCTCCTGGCGGGCCAGGAACACCAACTGATCTTACGTCTTCGTCTACTGCTATATAATTAAATTTATAGTTAGCTGAATCTGTGATGTCAGACAGTTCTATATCAAATCCATTTACTGTAGGATTTGAAATATTGAATCCATACTTAGCTGGGTCAGCATCCAAATCATTTTCTATGGAGCCTACTAAGTAATAACCAGAAGTTGTTAAGGCCGTACTGAAAGCGACCGTAAAAGAATCCGTAGCGTCTGGAATATCATATTGTCCAGAACGACCTACCCCAGATACAGAAGTTGCGTCATCTACATAGCTATCCATATATCTTTTAGTTATAAGATGCCCTGGATCTATGGGGTCAACGCCGCTGACCACCGTAGTGATGGTCAGCTCTGCGTTGTCGCCATTATAATAAATCGAAGAGTCATCATTATCGCCAAAGATGGCCTTCTGACCTGTTTTAAACTCTATGTTTTTGCCCGTAAACTTGGCCATAATTTACTCCAAATGTTAGTCTTCTATAACCATCCAATCCAAGAGGTAGTTCGCACTATCCATGTCACCAGCGAATGTCACTGTAAAACCAGCTGCGGTTTTACCAGAAATAACAAACGGATAAATGGAAGGCGGTGAATCAGATGTATTTTCCAATGTTGCATTAACTGTATAGTTATCATTACCCAAAGCCGATGGCGTGAATGTTATTGTTACCGAAGACGCCTGGTCAGCAATGGCTTCGCGGCCATGTAGCTGCGGTTGGTCTGCACCGTCAACATAAGCTTTGGTAGCCAGATCACTATCCAATACAGGAGTGATACCGGATACAGTATTTGTAAATCCACGAGAACCATCTGTTGGAACATACTGGAGATGGTCGTCGCCGTCAAGACCGTCGATAGATCCATGGTCAATAGATGCTTCTGTAAAATGAATAGTAGCATCACTGGCATGGCTGTCTATTGCACCACTTACGGTAGCAATTTCGCCATCAACGTAAGCCTTGGTTGTTAGGTGTTCATCCAATGTCGGCGTAACACCACCAACAGTAGAAGTAAACGCTCTGGAACCATCTACCAAACTGTATTGAGTATGGTCATCAGCTCCCAGGTTTGCCAAATCATCATGATTGACTGGAATACTGGCCTGAATTCCAGAAACGGTAGCATCAATTTCAGTTTCAGTGTAGTATCTGTCATCATGAGTATGCATATCGCTAGCATCTTCAACTCCGCCAGCGTCGGTCAAACTACTATGCTGGTCTGATGTTAGATGGTAGTATTCATCTGTGGTACCACCCTGAATATTGCTAGTGTTGTTATGCTGTACTGTACTACCAAATTTTACCCAATCTGTTCCATTATAAACTGTTAGGTAATCTAACTCTTCTACCCAAACAGCGGAACCATCGACAGGTGCAGTGCCACTCCAACTAGCTCCGATGTATTCATAGACGTAATCTTCTGTCCAGCCACCGCCAGTTTCAGAAGCAATATATCTATTACCTTCGGATGCTATACCTGAGGCCACAGGGACAATATTAATGACTGGGTCTAACCAGGTCAGTCCCTGAATTGCTGAGTCTACATAAAATTTAGTAGTCAAATCGCTGTCGGATGTAGGTGTAATACCGCCTACAGTCCCAGTAAACGCTCTGGAGCCATCTGCCAAAGAGTATTGGGTATGGTCGTCATCTTCTAATCCAGAAATAGTACCATGATCAATAGCACTTTCAAGAAAGTGTATGGTACCATCATTAGTATGTAAATCTACCTGTGTTTGTGTGTAGTAGCGAGCGTCACCACGAGTATCATTATGATACTGAGTGTGATCGTCAGCCCCAAGGCCAATTAACGAACTATGGGATTGAACAATACCACCACTAAGGGTGGCTAACGCGTCTTCTACATAACCTAAGGTTACTAGGTCATTGTCAAGTACAGGATCTACACCAGAAACGGTGCTGGTAAAACCACGTGAACCATCTGTAGGTACGTATTGAGTATGGTCATCGTCTCCGAGGCCAGTCAATCCGCCGTGGTCTAGAACAATGGAGCCGCTTAGAGTAGCAACTTCGTTGTCTACATACCAACGTGTAGTTAGGTGATCAGACTTTGTTGGATGAACACCGCTAATAACAGTGTCCAAACTAAGCTCAGCATCTGCATCGTTCCACCATACGTTGGAATCTAAATCGGTTCCCCATGTTACCTTTTGACCATCTTTCAGGCGAAGATCCTTGCTAGTAAATTTTGCCATTTAGTATCTCCTCCGATTATTTAAGATCCTGGGTAAAAACCCGGATCAAATCTTATTGTGTCGGCTGCAATAGCCAGTCCTATGGGTTGTTTCCAGTGTCCGTTATTAGGCTTTACGTTAGTGATACCTCCATCTACCGTAGAGACATATATAACTTGTCCTGGAGTTAGGGGCATAGATCCCCATTCGCCTTTTCTAATGATCCCTTTCCATAAAATCTTTTTAACACCGCCATCTCCTGGTTCTATAGCCATAGCGGCACATGGCATCTGTGTAGTTCCACTCACAGCTGTACAAGTTCCCCATTTACCATTACCCATCATATATAATGGTGTTCCAAATCCGTCGCCGGACATGGGGCTGTTGTCAGCCACAAACATTTCAGACGCGTCACCGCTGTGTCCTCTAATATAGCCTCCAGATACCGTAGTACAATTGGGAGCTGGGTCTAACATTACGAGGTTGCAGCCAACCTCAAGATCCCCTCCAAGTTCCGGGCTTAGGTCATTGGATAATTCGTGAAGGCCGGCTCCGCCGCCACCTATAGTACCGGTGCCGGAGAGCGTTGCTCGCCAATTAAGGTAGTAGTTATCTGAATCTATATCGCCTGAGAATTCTACAGTGAACCCAGTAGTCGTCTTATCTCTAATCAAAGTTGGATAGATAGAGGGCTCTGGGTCTACTGTGTTTTCTAACCCAACCGTTAGTACGTATTGATCACTTGCAAACGCGTGGTCAAAGCCTACTGTAGTTGAGTATGATCCTTGTGATATACTGGTTGATAGTCCTTCTTGTACATCTCCTTCGGGTAGTACAAACTCTAAACCATCTCCACTCGGGTTTACTTTTACATAGTGATTCTCGAAACCTGAATAGGTGGTGGGTGTGTCTGTAAGTGCAATAAAATTAGTGAGTCCTGGCTCAAAGTCTATGAATGATAAGCCTGTCTCAGCGGTATTTACACTTACTATTTTTCCTGCCTGGGAGTCATAACTAGTGGGTGTGTCTTCTAAGTCTAGGAAATCTTTTACACGAGTACCATCAGCGGTACAATCTCCTATCTCATAGTTGGCTCTGAGGATGGTGTGTTCCTCAGGCTTTAGATACACAAAGGTAATCTCATCCGGCCCAGTCTCAGAAAAGTCCGTAGGACTCGTAAGTACCTGACCATTATAGAGAATCTCTATACGACCGGGGGTGTATTCGTAAGAGACAGAAAAAGTTTGATTATCACCATCAATGGTCCCAATTAAGGGATCGGATAGAATAACCCTACATGAATCTTGTTTACCGAGCCTCCTTAAGATTATCATACTAGTTTATACTCCATTTTAAAAAGAAATGGCTGAGTGCATACGCAAATATGGCGTTGATCTGCAAGGCCACAGTCTTAGTGCCAGTTAGCGAGTTCTCAGCCATTCTTTAACCCCTCGTTTTTATTCTTTTGTTACATCTTTTTCATTTTCTACAGTGTCGGCTGACTCATCGGGACTCTTGTCCTTTAACGCCTTTCGACGTTCGTCTTGTACTTCCCTAGCTGCCTTAAGCTTGTTCATAGTTTCCTGTCTAGCAAGGTCTCTCTCAGCAGCCGCCACCATATTTTCGATCAGATCCATAATGATCTGTTCGTTAGTCTTAAGTTGTGCAATTTCGCCCTGTAAAACATGTAGTTGTTTAACTTTTTTTTCGATATCACTTCTAAAACGTTCTACTAAAGACACCACAAAACCAACTTCTTCTTTAGTTATGATTTCGCGGTCTTCAGCGTTGAGTACTACATTTCTAAGTTTATTACGATCTGCTCTGTCTTCTAACATATTCCTTTTCCTCCAATCCTTGAATTCTTTGTGTAAAAAGAGGAGCAGCCGCCCAGCTCCTCATAATTATTATGATTGATCGTACGGAGTCCAAATGTCGTCAGCACTTTTCACATAGATGTTGAATCGGTATGATCCTGCACCAGAAAATGTTGTGGACCCTTCGATGTCGTCGTCAGTAAGATCAGTTCTAACAACAAAATTGCCGAACGTATTACCTTCTTTTACCAGGTAACCTGAACTAACACCATCGCCTCCGATTTCCATCCGGTAATTACCGGAAGCAGAGGATTGCCATCTAACAACAGAGGTAGTGAAACCAGTGTGTAGTTGATCATCGTAAACTGTATTTCTGGAAATACTTTCTATCGTTATGGTAGCAACAATTCCAAACAAGAAGTCCACGTCGTCGCCGGCGGGTGGTACATAACCACCTTGAAACGTAAAATCTACATCATCGCCGGGTGGTGGTGTATAAGGCATATCATACCCTCCTATTGCCTCACCGCAAAGGTGATATTGGAATATTGGTAAACATCAAAGTGAAATGCGACGTGTGTTGGACTAATCTCCGCGTAATCTTTATCTTCATTAGCTCCACCTTCACCAGAAGATGCAGCTAACATTATACCATCTAAAAATACATCCATATTTACACCCATTGTGCTAGGTGTATAGGATAATCCGACAGGTAATTGATAAGCTGTGCCTGCAGCAATTCCGCTTGCCACTACCGCAACGTGTTTGTCTGCTACCCCATCGGCCACAGTCTGGGATATTGTATACAAGTTGGTGTCTAAGGCGTCCAAAGAAGCCGTAATAGATTGTCCGTCTGAGATGTATGTTCCTGAATATGTCGTGTCTCCAAACTCATCGTTCAACTGATCGAGAGCTTCCTTGAGACTTGATTCATTCGTTATCATTGGTGATCCGCTAATGGAAGTCCAATTTGGGGACGTCTCATTGTCGGATGCTCCGGTGTAACTCCACAGGTCAGATACCTGTCCTACTATAATTTCATCGCCTTCCCAAGAACTAACAAAGTCTGTTCTAATCCATTCATATTCTTTAACTTCAGACATGACTTTGCGATATGGGTAAACTATCATTATAGAATCAGGATCACCTGACGTTGTAGTGTATGTACCGGCTTCGGTGTAGAACTTGACATAAGCATCAGTTCCATCACCAGTTCCACTATAGTCTGCACCATCGTGGAATTTAGCAAAAATTATATCTCCACTGGCATCCCTGAATTCGGCACCAGTTTCCATATTGATGAGATCTATTCCAACCACCCTATCTTGCTCACCCTCATCTTGGTAAATGCCGCTATTAGTTGTATGAAATATTGGCAAACCTCGGCGATCGGTGGGCAAAGCGTAATCCAAAGTGGTGAGGAATAGGAAGCCTTCATCTCCTGGAGTTATACTAAACCCGTTACCTGAATTGGAATCATTAATTGATGTGATAATTGTTTGTGCGTCTAAAGTATTGCCAGCAATCGATGACAAAGTAGCCTCGTTGTTCTTAACATCTTCTGAATCCGTATCTGTCGGATCAAAAACTGCTGGAGGACTACTAAACCAATCATCGGTACCTTTAAGCTGCTTCATCAACGTTCTCAGAACATTTAGATCATGTTCCATTACCGAATCCGAAGAACCAGAAACTGTCGGAGTTGTAGGCTCTGCTACGGCACTGTCGTTCACTCCAGAGATAGTATCTATATAATTATATGTTCTATAGATTTGCTCGTACTGTGTCAGTAGACTTCTTTGCGAGCCGGAAATTGTTGCGTATCCGGTAAAAGAAATGTCTGGGTCAGTGTAATAGGCGTCGTCGACGTTAGCCTCAAACGTCCTCTGCCCTATACCTGACACATCGAAGTTGAACTCTGCGATGCCATCCGCACCAGTATCTAATGGCATGGATTCTTGGAATGAACCAATAACATCGCCCGTTCCTGAGATAGTTACTGGAGCGTTTTCTACAGGCTCGCCGTTCGTGTCCTGAACGTAAACCCTAACAACTCTAGTCTCACCAACATATCCAGCAGTTTGTGAATCGTTGGTGAATTCTACCTTCTGAACGGTACAGAAACCGTAAGTAGAGAATTTATATGCGTCAAAAGTCAAAGTTCTCGTGCCCGGAGTCCAACTAACGTTGGATATACGCCCCTCATTCTCACCACTAATAGTGGTTTTGACGGTATTATCGTAGGCGGTGAGGGTTTCATACCCATCACCATAATCTACCATAATCATAGGCGTTTCGGCTTCATCAAAAACTCTGGTAATTGTTACATAACTGTTGTCATCAAGACCAATAAGCTGGCCGATCTCACTGGATGGGTTGATGTATACCGTTTTCGGTTCCAACCTCAGCCCAGCAAAGTTCCTTCCACTAAATGCTAATTGATCTAGTTTGGCTTTATTAAATTCCACCTCAGTAGCGTATACTTCATTCTTTAAAGTATTGGCTGAAGCGGAGTCAAATCCCAACTCCTCGAAGTCCGTTTTCCAGTCTGTAGTCCCATGAATAACAGGTTCTACAAAATTAAAAGTGACGGCATTCGATTGAAAAGTATCAGTTTCAGGTGTTCCAGATGTTGAAGTATCTCTAAACTTGACGTAAGCATATTGCGGGTCATTATGTCTGGCGAGTCGGACATTGCGGAGGTCTGTATAAGTTATCCATTCAGCCCCGGAGATGGTTACTATACCTTCTCCTTCTACTAGTTCGACTCCCCACATCTTATAATCTGTAGGTGTGAATCCAGAGCCGGCGTAAAGAGATGCATGTACGTCGAGCCCATTGGATGTGGGAGTACCATAATTCAACTCCACAGTACCAGGAGATGAAGCGGCAGTGCTTTCATATTGTAAATTGAAATAATTTGCCATAATTCATCTTCCCTCCATAAGGATTTTTTGGTTGATTACTGACGTACCATGTAAGTAATATTACGTCCAGCCTGGATATCAAATCTAAATGTAACTTGAGTACCGGATGTTTCACCGTAGTCGCGGTCTGCATTAGCTCCAGCTGCTCCTGTATCGGCAGCCAATAGCTGACCATCTACGTAGATATCCATGTTTTTACCCTCACGACCAGCAGTGTCCTCAGGAGTATAAGTCCCAATCGCAACTGGAATAGCATGCGGAGTATTCTTGGTTATAGGTGCAGCTACGGATTCTACATACTTATCACCAACACCAGCAGCAATATCGTCAGCAATATCTGACATTGCTTGATCCAATGTATCCAAAGCAGTACTAATATTATCGCCGTCAGTAATGTAGTTCTCTTCAGAGAACAAACGATCACCAACACCATCGTTGATGGCATCAACAGCTTGCTTTAGATTTGCGGGATCGGATTGGAGTAGGTAAGAAGCGGAAGTGTTATTCCAGGAACCTGCTGTAGTATCAATATTATTAGAGGCACCTGTATAACTCCATAGATTTTGAATATCTTCAATTAATTCAACATCGCCTTCCCAGGAACTAATAAAGTCGGTTCTTAACCACTCATGTTCCTGCATGTCGGAAAGTCTCTTACGAACTGGGTAAACGAACATAACGTTCTCTACTGTTCCAGAGACTGAAGTCATGTCGACTACAGCGTTGTTGGCATAAAATTTTGCGTAGGCGTCTGAAGTCTCACCGGAACCACTATAATCAGCTCCATCGTGGAACTTAGCATAAACAATATGACCGTCGTTTGTAACAAACTCAGAGTCGTTTGAAGTATTGATTACGTCAATACGACAAACATTATCGTCCCCACCTTCATCATAATAAACCCCGCTATTTGTTGTGGAAGCAAAAATAGGAAGGCCCTTACGATCAGCTGGGTCAGCATAGTTAGTGGTGATGGGTGAAAGCAATACACCGTCAGACGTACCTGAAACTGTGTAACCTAAACCGGAGTTATCATCGGTAACAGCCACAATGATGGTGTTAGCATCAAGTGTGTTATCGGCGATGTTAGCCAAGGTCGCGTCCTTGTTTTTAGCGTCGAGCCCATCTGTATCTGTAGGATCAAAATACTTTGACGGGGCATCAAACCAGTTAGTCGTACCCTTCAGTTGTTTCAAGACGGTACGAATAATATTGGTGTCCTCTTCGAGAGAACCGGAAACCGTAGGTTCGGCGACACTGGCTAAATTGACGTCTGCGACTGCGTCATCATAAGTGGCAGCACGTCTAATCTGTTCTAATTGTCTCAGTAAACTTCTAGCCATTGCTTATTCTCTCCTTCTATTAGGATTTGTGTTACTTTAGCGTGCGATTTGCAAATCCTTAATACGTTTTCTAATTATTCTACAAAGACTGTCCTTACCTGAGAGTTGGTTTGCCTGTTGTAAAGCGTATTTCAACAGAGTTAGATCTTGAACCTTTGGAAGCATTTCTCTTCCCTGTCGAACAGATAACCCAACGATGTCGGCCACATCCATTTCTTTAGGCACCGGAGGTGCCACGTTACCTGTATCAACCTTGTTGGGGCGAGTTACTTTTTCTTTTTCGGGCTCTTCAACGGCGGGTGCTTCTTCTTGTTGTAGTTCTATTTTCCACTTTACCGTATCTTTTAGTTTGACGTTGCGAAGCCACTGAAGAAACTCATCGCCCTCGGCTAGATCATGCTTTACACCATACTGTTCGTAAAGCTCATCTAGGGGGATTTGTGCTCCAGGTCCGATCGATCTTTTCATTGCGTGCACCCAACCTGGGGATGCGTTTTTTACAAAACCTTTCATACTCATAATAACTTCTCCTTTTCTGTGAATTTTACCTTGTCCCTTTTATATTCCGTGTATTCTGTCCATTATATTATGGGAAAGATTAGATAGCCTATGTAAGCACAGACCTAATAACACCGGATCAACCCACACGTTGACCAAATGTATATCCCTTAATAACAAAATAGCGATGAACACCCCTGACCAAACTGAAAAACAATAACCGCAATCTAATAGTTTGTGAAACCACTCAAAAAATTTATTGCTCTGTCCTAAATCGAAAATTCGCTTTCTGAAAGGGGTGAAGATTTCTGATTTAGTTATGATCTCAGTTATGGCCTCAGTAAGTATTATCGCTAATAATAACTTAAAAAGTAATAGCATATTCCTATATTTCTACCCTTAGTGAGGTTAGTTTATAAGCGTGTGTACCCTAAACTCCCCGAAGGGAGATAGGGTACTTAAGTACAATATCATTTTATAGACTACGATCGATAATGCCCATACCGAGCATTCTACTATCAAGACAAGCAAACCCAATCTCTGCCCATCCAAAGAAACCTTGTTTCTGTACACGGAGTAGGGTTGGGTCGTCGTGTGCTTCGTATTCTTTACGAATAGGCATAACGAGTGAATCGTTATTGCTCAGATCAAAACCAAGGACCTGAGTCTCACCTAGAGTACCGATGGTACCGTCAGCATTAGTTACATTCGGATTTTCGAGAGTATAAGCATTAAACTCTTCTGTACCACTATCAGCAATAAACTTACCATAAGCGGAAGTACTGCCGTTAATGTTATAAAGTCCGGTTGCACCTAGGTGCTGAATTTCATGTAGACTTACATTCCAAATAGAGCCCATGCCTGCTGCCTGAAAGATTTCACGGCGAGTAACAGGGTCAATATCGGTGTCAGTCCACTCACGGATGTCAGCAGCATCTTCTGGAGATACGTACAGATCTGTGAGGGTACGACCAATTCTCTTGAAACCAACGATCATTTTATTAATAAGCTCCTTAGAAAGATAACCTGCTCCCGTAGAAGACGGTTGAATTTCATAAATTGGAGCCGGGCGAGAGCCTAAGAGACCCTTACCTGAGAATGAAGAAGTAGCGGCAGGGAGAATAACTCTCCAACCACACTCTTCCTCGTAATTGGCAAGATCTTTAGCTGCACGAGCAGCCGCTCTCTGAGCGATATCGATACGAGAATCACGAGCATAAGTAATTTTCCAATCCGCAGAAGCATCGATTGTAAAGGTAGGAACGTATACCTCTTCACCGATACCTTCGATGAAGTTCTGAGCAACGTAACCAAGTCCAGGAAGTACCCAAACTGGAATTTCGAAGTCTTCAGCTACAGGGTAAACGGCCTGTGCACCTGGTGCCAGCCTTTCCACTGCAAAAAGTCCACGCATGATGGACTCTAGCTCAATTTTCTGCAGGATCGGAGTTGTGATAGCTGCGGCAAATGCACGATATGCAGCCATACCTTCTGGTGTATGAATATTAGCTGTTTCACGGAACAACTCTTGCATTTCTTTGAGATCCATAATAAACAACTCCTCCTATCTTAGTATTGGACGCACTATAAGTGCCTTAATCCAAATTCAATATTTTTTAATTAGACCAAAAGTTTGATTCTAATTGGATACAGTGTAGTGTTACCTACATTAGCGGTAACCTTAGCGGCACTTGCACCCTTTACAACACGGGCCACTACAGTACTGTTGCCATCACATCTAGCTCCAGTAGCTGCGTCAGTAGCACCATCGGAATTAGCAGTGCTAGTAGTAACCTTAGCTTCGTCTGCTGCGATATACAGTGGCAGACCCGGAGATATCTTAGTAACTCCATCAAGTGATGTATAATGTACAGTGTCCCAAATACCTAGGTGAGCAACACCACAAGGTGCGGCCTTGGTACCGGTGATATTACCAGTAGCATCATAGAGAGGCTGGGCAATAACATCACTAGAACCGAGATCACCTGGCATCATAAAGCCAGCAGGGTGTACCTGATGGTAACCAGTCTTTACTTTCTGCATAGAAAAACCAAACGGCACCTTGGCCGCTTCTGTATGAGAAAATTTCTCAACGATTGGCTCTTCATTAGCTGCATCGGGATCTAGAAAAACAACGCTACCTGCGTAGGCGATAACCCCTCCAATCCCAGCTGCTGCTGTCGCAGTCTGTGAAGCATAGCTGCAGAATTGATTCTCTACAACGGGATGTCTTGGAATAAACATATCCTTTTTCCTCCTCTAAATCTTTTAATTATTCGTCAGATTTCTTAAATCTCTTAGCCATAGCTTCGCCAAGTTTGGCGTACTTGGTCATGAGATCTTCACTTGGAATAAACTCCATGTTCAGAGACGCCATAGCAGCCTGTCCCGGAGTAATCTGGGCAGGTGTTGTTGTTTCTTCTTCTTCAGATGCAGTTTCTTCTTGCTCTTCAGAAGCTTCTTCTTCAGATGTTTCGGACGTTTCAGATTCTTCGGAAGCTTCTTCAGATTCTTCAGAGCAATCTTCTTTCTTCTTGCCCTTTTTCATCTTTTCTTTCTTCTTCATTTCATCTTCGTCTTCTTTCATCTTCTTGGCTTCTTCAGCCTCTGCCTCTGCCTTTGCGTCTGCTTCGGCTTTTTCTTCGCTTTGTTTCAACTCAGCGACGACAGCCTCTCTGATAGAAACCAGTTCATCCTTATAAGATGCAAAGTCTTCGTCAGACATCTCCCTAACTTTCGCCAACTGGTCTTCTTTATCAGAACGAGCAACGCCAGCATCTTCTAGTTCAGACATACGTACCTCTGCTGCCCTATCCTTTTTCATATCCTCAAGTGCTTGTTCAGACTTACCAAGTTTTTCATTCGCTGTTTCCAACTCTTTCTGGGCTGCCTCTAGCTCAGTTTCGAGTTCTTTTACACGAGCGTCACTTGCAGTAAGCTTCTCATCCACCTCAGCCACTTCGGCATTCTTCTCTTCCAAAGCGGATGTAAGATCAGAGATGGCGGAAGCAGCTTTTTCAAGCTCTGCCTCTGTCGCTGAGCGAATCTCGGCTTCTTCCTTCTCATCAAACAGGCTAGCAACTAGTGCTGCTACCTGAGTTTTTAGTTCATCTCTTTCCATATGTTAAGTTTCCTCCTTGCAATATTCAATGTTTACAAGTCACATTGGCAACTTAACCGACCTGAAATTAAAATTCGTGAATCGATTATTTCCCTTGTCCTAAATCCAATTAACTTTTAATTATTACGGAAGGCTTTGGGCTGCCCCATCATTGCCCCTACAAAATAGACCTTCTGCTTGCATTTCTCCACCAAGCATAAACATAACTGCTATGTCGGTGTCTCCAGAAGCACTCGCACTAGACTTAATAGTAATAGTGTTAGCTCCGGTGTCCTTCACTACCGTAAGATAGCCAAGGGCTCCTTCTGGAGTAGCTACGACGCTGGCACTAGCTGCCAACTCATAACCATGCCATTTGATACCAGAGGCAACTACAACTTCGTCATCGCCGTCCAGCATAGTGGCTGTACTTGCCCATACGAATGGGTAAGCGTGGTTGTTCCCCAAGTTACGATAAATAACCTTGTTATGGTCATCACCGTTGATTCGGGTTAGCTTCGGCATACTTTTCAGTTTGCCTTGCTGTCCAATGTTTAGATCTGGCATTTTTCAATACCTCCTATCGTGATTGAGTTTTTACTGCCTCACGTAAAGCAGCTTTTAAACCATCTAAAAGCTCCTTGCGTTTATCAAGACCTGCTCTTCGAGTCAAACGACTCTCTATCGCAGCGTTCGCAAAGCGACGGATATTCTGATTACGCAAGCAGTCTGGATCTGATGTGCTTCTGCCAAACGCTGTACAGGATGCATGAAAGGCGGCACACCAGTCGTTATTCGTTATGTTACCTTGCTTATCTTCGACTCTACGTTTGTAATGTACACAAATTCCTTCTTGGTCGTCCATGAGTCCGTTACGTGCTTCCTCTGTAATTACAGTGTCGTCTACTTTATCTGAGGTTAGATTATTACTTTGTTCTTGTTTGACGTTATCGTAATCCAAAATGATTACACTGTCGTCTTCAAGCTCTTCTGTTTCTTTCTCGTTAGCAGTCTCTATAATTATTGAGGGAGGGTTTGCTGGATTTTTTACAATCCCACAACCGGAAAAACAAATTCCACGTAACACTCTGGCGATAGCACCTTCAGCGATCTCCTTACCGTTCTTAATAACTTTTGCCATACGTCCTAGTAGCTTATCGTCAGATGCGGCTAAACCTAGGGCTTCGGCTTCTTTAGGATCTAGTATAAGATCACCGATTTTTACATCGTAACTTTGATAGTAACACTCCATGGATACTTTCCAACCGTTGTCAGCTACCTCTTGAGCGATGTTAGGAAATCTGGTTTTATAAATAATACCAGCAATTGCAATGTGCATCTCTTCGTTGTCTAAACTAGCAGTCTCTTTGGAAGC